ATGAGGTTGGTCATGCTCTCTATACTCCCGATGAGAACTGGTTGGAAACTCATAAGGTTCCTCCTCAGTTTGTGAATGTGGTGGAAGATGCTCGCATTGAAAAACTGATGAAGCGTCGTTATGCTGGTCTCTCTAAGACTTTCTTTAATGGATATAAAGAACTCGCAGAGCAAGATTTCTTTCAAGTCGCAGATGAAGATATCAGTCTGATGAATCTTGCAGACCGTGCAAATCTGCGTTTCAAGATTGGTAACTACACTCTAGTTCCTATTGAGAGTGGTGAAGAGACAGAAATTATTGATGCAATTGCAGATACTGAGACTTTTGATGAAGTTCTTGTAGCAGCAGAGCGACTTTACAAATATTGTAAGGAGAAGCAAGTCAAGACTGACCAACATCAACAGGAGCATGAGGATGGGCAAGAATCTCCTGAAGCACAGTCTGGTGGAGGTATGGATACTGAATCTAACTCTGATTCTGAGGGTGGTGAAATTGGTGGAGAACAACCTAAGTCTCAGATTGAGGATGAGTTCTCTGAAGAAGAGGAGGAACTTGATGATTTGGATGTGAAGACTGCCAATTCTCTGGAAGATGCAATCAAAGAACTTGCATCCATGGATGGGTATGAGAATGTTTATGTTGAGATTCCTGACCTAAAAATTGACCAAATTATTATTCCCAATAATCTGGTTCATGATGATGCCAAGACTTATTGGTCTAATTGGTTGGAGGAAGCCGAACTCTCAGAAGAATCGGTCTTTGGTGAAGTTGATAAGAGGTTTGCAGAATTCAAACGTTCTGCTCAGAAAGAGGTTAACTATCTGGTCAAAGAGTTTGAATGTCGCAAGGCAGCAGACTCCTATGCTCGTGCCACTACTGCTCGCACAGGCGTTCTGGACTGCTCTAAACTCCATACCTATAAGTACAACGAAGACCTCTTCAAGAAGGTCACCACTCTTGCTGACGGCAAGAATCATGGTCTGGTGTTCATTCTTGATTGGTCGGGGTCTATGTGTGACGTGATGTTGGATACTGTCAAGCAACTTTTTAACCTTATCTGGTTCTGTAAAAAAGTTGCTATTCCGTTTGAAGTGTATTCTTTCACTTCTGATTATCCTCACGTTCATACTGATGAAAATGGTAAGGTTACTGTTCGTGATGTTCCTTATACCCGACGTGATGGAATCTTCCATGTTGGTGAGTGGTTCTCTCTTGTCAATATTTTCACTAGCAAAGTGAATGGTAAGACTATGGAAGACCAAATGAAAACTATTTTCCGTCTTGCACAGTCCTTCAGTCGCTACAACAGTTGCTATGCACCCACTCCTCCTGGTATGGGTCTTTCTGGAACTCCTTTGAATGAGACTCTGCTTACTCTTCATAAGATTCTTCCTAAGTTCAAGAAAGAGAACAAACTTCAGAAAGTCCAGTGTGTTGTTTTGACCGATGGTGAAGGATATGATCTTAAGCGCCATGCAGAAGTTCAACGTTCTTGGGAATCTGAACCCACTATCGGGTGTCGTTCAGTTACTCCTAACTGCATTCTCCGTGACCGTAAGACAGGAAACACATATTCTCTTGATTGTGATTGGCATCAATTTACCGATATTCTTCTCCGCAATCTGAAGGACAATTTCCCTGAAGTTAATTTTATCGGTATTCGTGTCCTTGAGTCTCGTGATGCTGGAAGTTTTGTTCGTCGGTATTGTGGATACTATGGAAAACTTCATGACGATACTATGAAAGAATGGAAGAAGCAGAAAGCATTCTCTCTCAAGAATTCTGGATATGATACCTACTTTGGTATCTCTTCCAACTCCCTTTCTAAGGAGTCTGAGTTTGAAGTTGCCGAAGATGCAACAAAAACTCAAATCAAATCTGCATTTGTGAAGAGTCTCAAGACTAAGAAGATGAACAAAAAGATTCTTGGAGAGTTTGTGGAACTTGTTGCTTGATAAATATTTCTATAGTAATAGGTAATCAAAATGTCTAGATTTGGGGATTTAGTCAGGGGTAACTCTGCCCCTACTCCTGCACCAGCACCTGCTCCTGTAGTGGAGCCAGTAGTAGAGGAACCTGCAGTAGAAGAGGTAGTAGAAGCACCTGCTGCTGAGGTGGAAGAAAAGGTTGAACTTATTCCTTATGAGAGTGATTTGTCACTTCATGATATGACTAAAAAGGAATTGGAAGAATATGGCAGAACAGTCGGTATTGAACTGGACAGAAGGCGTAGTAAAGAGAGTCTCGTTCAAGAACTTGAAGATTACCTAGCGTCCGATTCTTGAACTGTCCACAGGGGGTCTTCGGACCCCCTTTTTTCTTGTATAATAACTTCAGTTGAAACAAACAAACCACATTATGTCTCTCTCCCCCGACTACATTCGCACCTCTCTCCAGGCTCTTTATGGTGAGTCTGTGACGAGTGCCGAAATTCGTGGATGGTGTGCGATGAATGATACTAATTATCAAACTGTGACCAACAAACTGTCCCAATATAAAGTTGGTCGCGGTAAGTGGAATCTGGAAGTAACAAAAGAGACAGTCCAAGATTTGGAAGTGTCCTATAGTGCCCCTGCTGCTATGCCTGCAGTTCAGCAAAATCTTATCCCTGAAAAAGATGATACCTTCGTCAAGTTTGGCAATTTCGGTCCTATTAAAAAAATTATTCAGTCCCGTCTATTCTATCCATCGTTCATTACTGGTCTCTCTGGAAACGGTAAAACATTCTCGGTTGAGCAAGCGTGTGCTCAACTGGGTCGGGAACTTATCCGTGTAAACATTACTATTGAAACTGATGAAGATGACCTTATTGGTGGATTCCGTCTTGTCAACGGTGAGACCGTTTGGCACAATGGTCCGGTCATCGAAGCCTTGGAGCGCGGTGCGGTTCTACTGCTTGACGAGATTGACCTGGCTTCCAACAAGATTCTTTGCCTTCAATCGGTCTTGGAAGGAAAAGGTGTCTTCCTGAAGAAGATTGGTAAGTTTGTTAAACCTGCCGAGGGATTTCAAATCTTTGCTACTGCCAACACTAAGGGTAAGGGTTCTGATGACGGTCGCTTTATCGGCACCAACGTGCTCAACGAAGCATTCCTTGAGCGTTTCCCTGTGACCTTTGAGCAGGCATATCCGACTCCTGCACAGGAAATCAAGATTCTTGAAAGCGTTTCTCGTGACCTGAAAGTTGTTGCTCCTGACTTCTGCAAGCGTCTGGTGGATTGGGCAGACATTATTCGTAAGACCTTCTATGACGGTGGTATTGAGGAAATTATCAGCACCCGTCGTCTGGTTCACATCCTCCGTGCCTATCGTATCTTTGGTGATAAGGCGACGGCAATTGAAGTTTGTGTGAATCGTTTTGACGATGAGACTAAGCAGGCATTCCTTGAACTCTATGACAAGGTGGATGCTGATTTCCAAATGCCCGTTGACGACCAGGTGGAGTCCTGATATAATAACTTATGACTAACTCTTGGTCCATGCTATACGATGAAATTCTGAAAATGAATACCGAAGAGAACATGAACACCGCATTTGTCGGTGCATATGGAGAAGACCACATTACTTTGAATATTAACATGCCTGATGAATCTATTGAACCTACGGGTAATATTGATATTATTTCTTCCAAAATTCCTTGGAAGTATAATGAAGAAGAGATTTTGAAAGAACTTCTTGAGTATGTTCGCGGAACTTACAATCAGCACTATTCTGCTGGAGATGACAAGATTCAAACTCTGGATCTGATTGAAGCTTGTGGTGATGGTGAAGCATTCTGCCGTAGTAACATTCTCAAGTATGCCTCTCGTTATGATAAGAAAGGCACCGCACGTCGTGACATTATGAAGATTCTGCACTATGCTGTGCTTCTGATGCATTTTAACGATAAGAATGCACAACGTGAAACCTACAACCAATGAAATTGAAAGAACGTACAATGAAACTGTCTGATAATGCTCTCGCTATTCTCAAGAACTTTGCCGGAATTAACAATTCCATTCTTGTGAAGCAGGGCAACAAACTCCGAACTATTTCTGTGGCAAAGAACATTCTTGCAGAAGCAGAAATTAGAGAAGAGTTTCCTCGTGATTTTGCTATCTATGATTTGAATCAGTTTTTGAATGGACTGACTCTTCACCAAGATCCTGACCTTGATTTTCAACAAGAATCTTATCTGAGCATCAAAGAGGGTAAGCGTCGTGTGAAGTATTTCTTTGCCGACCCTAATGTAATTGTTTCTCCTCCCGAAAAGGAGATTCAACTTCCCACTCAAGATGTTTGTTTCCAGATGGACAGCGTAACTCTTGAGAAACTGGTGAAAGCAGCAGCGGTTTATCAATTGCCTGACCTCTCTGCAATTGGTGAGGCAGGTGTGATTAAATTGGTTGTTCGTGATAAGAAGAACGATACTTCTAACGAATATGCAATTGTAGTTGGTGAGACTGACAAAGAGTTTAGTTTCAACTTCAAAGTAGAAAACATCAAGATTATTCCTGGTGCTTATGATGTTGTAGTGTCTTCTAAACTTTTATCACAATTTACTAACACTCAGCACAATCTTAAGTATTATATTGCTCTGGAACCTGATTCTACATTTGGATGAATACAATAACGGCAATGAGAATTGTAGGCAGTATTGGTGTTATCGCTGCCTATTTTATTATTCTTCACGTCAATCTTTTATGGGGAGTTATAATCAACTTTATTGCTGACCTTATTTCTATCCCATTTTTTATAAAGACCAAAGCTTGGGACGTTGTAGTAATGCTTTCGTTCCTTCTAGCAATTAGTATGAGCAAACTATTATCATGAATGCAAATACTTTGCGAATCGTAGGAAGTGCCAGTTTGCTGATTGGATACTTCCTTCTTTTGTATCTGGATGTTAGAATTGGATGTACATTCAGATTGGTTGGTGGGTGCATGATGATTCCATTTGCCGTATCAATCAAGACTTGGGATGTTGTCGGACTACAATCATTTTTTGCAGTCATCGATGCATCCAAAATTATTCAACTTTCGTTATGAACATCTTTGTATCTGACCCTGACCCTGTTGTTTCGGCAAAGGTTCTACCTGATAAGCACATCGTCAAGATGCCCCTAGAGTGCTGTCAGATGCTCTCTATCGTGGCATCA